ACAGCCGGCTCAACAATAGGCAAACCTAAAACTGAGAGTTTTACCTACTCTGAACCTATTGAATTTGACTTAACTGTTAAAATAGTTAGAGTGGTCGACTTTGATCCTTCTGAAACTACTGATTTTAATGGACTTCCTTGGGAAACCATTAATTTCGAAGAGAATGGATTTGTAGTTGATGCAAACGTGTATATCCCAGCTGAATCTGATCCAGACTCTCCAGAGATAGACCTAGTTATTTACATTAGCCCTGACGCTGAACCTTCTAAATACCAAGACTTAAACTTTAAAATAGTTGATACACTTAGACACGAATTGGAGCACCTTTTACAAAAAGGAGTAAACAAGAAAGTCGGTCACATTGTAAAAACCTCAAAAAAAGTTAGAGATGGTGCTCAAGACAATTACAAGTATTTTCTTTTACCTGATGAAATACCAGCAATGGTCTCAGGGATGCACGCAGCTGCTGTTAAAAAGAGAGTCCCAATAGATTCAGAATTCAATTCATACTTACGGCCTTTCGTTTCTTCCGGCGTAATCTCTAAATCAGAATTCGAAGAAGTAATGCAAACCTGGATACGATTTACTAAGAAATCATTCCCAGATGCAATATTTTCAACCAAATATCAATAATATTTAAAACCGGGTGAAGTTTCGTAATATAAGATACAAAAATACTTATTGATTATGACACCAGAATGGTTAACACAATTAAAGGACCAAGTTGCTCAACTTGAAGCAGAAGCGGTTAAATTCTACGAAAAAGGAAATAAATCTGCGGGTACTAGAACTCGTGGTCTTCTTCAAGAAATTAAAGCTACTTGCCAAGAGGGAAGAACTCACGTTCAATCTTCTAAGACAGCTCCAAAAGCTTAATTTTAGATTAAAAGTTCACATTAGAGGGCGGGTATTAAAACTCGCCCTATTTTTTTGGAAACCTCTCACACTTATTTAGTATAATTCTATAAATTAAAATCATTTTTGAACATGGAAGATCTATTCAATCTCAATCTCGATGATTTCTCAGGTAAATCATCAGCAAACGCTCGCAAAGTCGACGAAAACATGTACAATCCGGGTCCAGACCAAGGTCAGAACGGAATCTACAAATCAGTAATCCGTTTTATCCCATGGGTAACGGATCCTAGTAAAAGCCGCTACAAGAAGTACGCAGCAAAACTTATCAACCCTCTAACAAATGAGAAGTTGTACGTTGACTGCCCTTCTACTACTGGCGCATCATCAATTCTTTGGACATTGGACTTGGAATTAAAACGTTTGAAAAACGAAGAACCTTCAATTGTTGAAGAAATTCAGAAGTACTTCAATCGTTACTACAATTATTACTCTTGTGTTTACATCAAGAAAGACCCTCAATTTCCACAATTGGAAGGCAAAATCAAAGTTTATTCTTACGGATACACTATTGATAACTTGATTCAACAAGAGATCAATCCAGAAAATGAGTTAGTAACAACTCAAAAAATCAATCCATTCTCTCTTACTACTGGTAAGGACTTCGTATTAGTTATTAAACGTAAAACGAAAGCATGGAGAGATTTCAGTTCAAGTAAATTCATGAATGAAGTTAGTCCTTTGATTATCTCTCATGCAGGAAAAGAGATCGCAGTATCTAATGAGCCTAAAGTAATGCAATTTACTAGTGAGTTCTTTAAAAAGAACTCACCGGACATGAGTCAATACTTCTTAAAAGAGTGGACTGACCATGAGTATGAAAAAGTTGCAGAATTTATCAAAGCAATCGTTCCTTACAAACAAATCATCGATAACTTAGTTGCAAACACTAAAGATGAGAGAATGAAGAAACACTTTACTAACTCTGCTCCAGTTAATCGTTCTCAAGCACCAATGGGAGAATCTTTGGAATATACGCCAGCTGCGCCAGCTACATCAAGCTCTAATATGTCAATTGAATTAGACGATGATTTTGGTTCAATAACGGAAAGTCCAGCTCCAGTAAAATCTGCGCCAGCTGCTCCAGCTAAAGCAGATGACTTAGACGATTTATTCAAAGATCTATAAAAAATAACAACATACAAACATGGCAAGTTCTAAAAAACAAACCGCGACTGTAGTTGAAGAAATCAAGAGTGCACCGGCTGACCAAGTTCAGCCGGATGCTGCTCCGATTGCAACACTACTTTCTTCAATCAGTTATACTAATCAAGCTGATTACGATAACTTCTTAGCTAATTTAACACCAGAACATTCAGTAATCGTTTTGATTTCCGCAGCTAATCACTGTCAGTCAAAGGGTATATTTACATTGGATGAAGCTGAGTTAATTGCTAAGTCAATTAAAACACTAAGTGTTCAGCCGGAACAAGCTGACGCTCCAAAACCTTAAACTATGAATTTAATCATTGACGGAAATGCGTTTCTGAATGTCGCAGTAAGTATCGCAAAAAATATATTAGCTAACGATAAGAGAGTTGGCGAAAAGTATTATGTCAATGACTTATTAAATGACGATAAGTTTATTCTAAAGCAGGTAAGCAAAGATACATTTAGACAATTTTCTGTAAATTACTTTGGCAGCATTCTTGCTCCATTTAAGGAAAACATCAGTTCAGTATTTTTTGTATTTGACTCTAAGAGTTGGAGAAAGAAATATATCAAAGAACATTTTGAAACACACGGAGAAGGGGATTTCAGTTATAAAGGTCAAAGAAAATACGATGATAAAATTTATCTGTTCTTTGAATACTTTCAAAATGAAATTCTAAGTACAATATCTGACGATTATGGAGTTGTAGTAAACCGTGTTCCTGGAGCAGAAGGTGATGATTTAATTGCTTACATTTGCGAAAATTTAAAAGAAGATATTTGTATTTGGTCAGTAGACAAAGACTTAACCCAGTTACTTGAAAGTGACAAACGTAAAGTTATTTTGATTATGCCTAAGCAAATGACGAAATACAAAAAGATCTACACAACTGAAGATTTCGGTAAAGTTGAACCCGCTGAAGTTGACCTTTTTAATTTTGATATTGACTCAATAGACAATTCAGCTGTAACTAACATAATCAACGACTTAACTCAAAAGGACTATCAACACTTAACCGTTGATCCAACTTTAGATATCTTAGTTAAGTGTTTAGCGGGTGATGCATCAGACAATATTCCAAGAGTCCATCCCAAGATGACAGCCTCTAAAGTAACAAAAATTGTCGAATACGTAAAGCAATCGCTTCAATGGAAAGACGTTATTTACTTCATTGATTCAGGTGATCTAGGTTTCATGGATTTATTACGTGAAGTAACATGTGAAGTCCTTAAAATAAAGGAACCTGGTGAATGGCTGACGATCGAGAACAACCTTAATCGTAACAAGACCTTAATCAGATTAAGTACAGCAGTTTTTCCAAAAGACGTACTTGATGCAATTAAAGAAAACGTTGACTTGACTACTCGTAGAAAATTCAATTACTACCAATTCAAAAAAAATTACAAGAATTAATGAGTACACCAATCAAAGGAGGATTTATTCCTCTATTCGAAAGAATATTAGATTTACCGGACTCAGTAGAGTCTAAAACTGAAACAGGCATCATTTTATCAGTTGATGCTAGAAAAAGACCCAATACCGGAGTAGTAATTGCAGTAGGCCATCTGGTTTCCAGTAATTCAGGTTGCCCAATCAAAGAAGGCGATCGAGTTTTATATCAACGATACTCAGGACTTGACGTCCAGTGGGACGGTACTAACTACCACATCATTATGGCAAACGATCTTGTCGCCATTATAAACAAAGACGAGACTACACAATTTGAACTTAAAGAAAATGCTTAAGAAATTTAAACAATTCGTAAACGAAGGTAAAGAGGGTAAATATCGAGTGTTCTGTGATTTAGATGGAGTCCTTGTCGATTTTGATAGAGGCTTTCAAGATATTGAAGAAAACACTGAAAATCTTTCACCTAAGGAATACGAAAAGAAAAACGGAAAGAACTCAATTTGGCCATTACTGGATAAGTTAGGAGCAGACTTCTGGGCTAACCTACAATGGACCAAAGACGGCAGAGAATTATGGGATTACTTACAAAGATATGACCCAATTTTATTATCTGCACCAAGCCGTAGTCCTGAGTGTCTTATTGGTAAGACTCGTTGGGTAAATTCAAATTTAGGAATTGACCAAGAGCCAGTAACTGACCCAGCGGATATGACTCCTGATACTAGGCTTGTTCTAGATCAAGACAAATGGAAGTACGCAACTAGCGAAAAAGACATTCTAATCGACGATTTTAAAAAGAAATTGGAGAAATGGATTGAGCACGGCGGAACGGGTATCTTACATAACGATTCAACTGATACAGTTAGAGTTATGGAAGAGATCATGACCGGTCGTGACTAATAGTTCTTGGACTTAAACCAAGTGGTGGAATTCGACTTCCAAGTCGGCCCTAACAAAAAAAGGACTCTATTACTAGAGTCCTTTTTTATTTTATTAATGTATTCCTTAGAATGAAGGAGTAAATCCTGTTGAGTTAGAAGCCAATTGACCTCCAGCTCTTGTGATTGTAATACGATTGATGAACTTGTGAATACCTCTTGGGAAGTCAACGATAATATCGATGATACCTGCATTGTTTTCAAGAACTTCAGGACCGTTATTTGAATCATCAAATACAATATCGAAAGTTGCAATACCTCTAGCGTCTTGAACTGCAGTTAAGTAGTTTTTAACTAGAGTTTTAACTCTTAATCGTGTAGTAGGATCATTGAATTCAAATAAGAAGTTCAATAAGATTCTCTCAACGTCTCTTTCGATTGTTACTAATGCCTCTCTAACGTGAACGTTATTAAGTGCTGATCTTACTCTTTGATAACCTGTGTTATTAGAGAAAATCATTACTCCAAAACCTCTACGTCTAACAATTAAGTTAAATCCAACAGGCTCTAAGTAAGCGCGATCGTCATCAGTTAAATCGTATTCAAGTCCAGTAACTTCAGCTTCTGTAATAATACCTCTTTTACCAGCAACGATAGAGAAAGTATTTCCACTTGAGTATTTCTTCATGTACGTGTTAGCAACGAACGCTGCAGGCGGAATAGATTTGTTTTTACCTCCTTCGAAAATTAACAAGTTAGGCATAAAGTATGCAGCGTAAGTAGAGATTGCAATACCATTTTTATCTCCAGTTGCAAATCCAAAAGTAAATGCTGGGTTAGAAGATAAATTACCACCAGTTGAAATGTATTCAGCTGATACTAAGTTAGTATTAAAATCAATAAAGCTTGGGTCACTTGATTTTTCGTATTGTGCTAAAGATGGAGCATTACAGATAGCTAACGCTTTTCCGTGATTTGCTGCAAGTTGAACAAGTTGTTGTTTTGATGCATTTGAAATTTGACCTTCATACGAATCAATAATATAACGATAATCAAGAGTCTCATTATCCGCTAGAGTTGATGCAATATTAGTTGAATCAAACATATAGTCAAGAATTTCATCTTGTCTAGAAGCTGTACCGTTTGGATAAAGAGCAGTCTCATCAACTACCATTGCTGGAACGTGGAAACCTCGTAAATTAGTTACGTAATTTTTAATTCCTTTATAAACCTTAACGGTTTGACCAGTAAGATCAATTCCTTGAACATTAGCATCGTATGCATTATCTACCGTAATCGTGTACTTTAAAGTTTTAGTAGGAGTACTAGAAGGTCCAACTGGAACTGATATTAGTTGAGCGTAAACTGATTTAATTTTTAAAACTCGATCTCTAATTACATTATCACCATTCGCATCAGTTGCGATCTTAGCTTTAATGTATTGACCTGGTACAAAGAACCCATCAATTAATGCTCTGCGTGCTGAGTCGTACGCTAAATTAACAGTTTCTTTCTTAGCCACATTTCCATAAAGATTCGTATTCAATGTGAACACTAATTGATTTGGAGAAAAATACTGATAGTTATTTGCTCCAACTGTATTAAAGAAAGCTGAACTAGTTAAGTCAAACTCATAATTAAATTGGTTAACTACCGTTGATTTAATGTGTAATAATTCAAGCGCTCCATCTGTGATGTATTGAGCATCTACTTGATTAGTTCTAGTTATATCCGAATATGCTGTAAATTCAATATACTTAATTTGACCAGTAGTTTGAGTTTTAACTAAGTTGTCAGTTCCTAAATATAGAGTAGTAGGAGTACTAGACGGTGCAGCTAAATAGTGTAAAGTATCTCCAGCTTTAACAAATCCATTTGCCCATGCTTCATATAATTTACTTCCTTGAGTAGCCGTAATATAGAGGTCTCCACCTGTATTCATTGTGTATGTTTCACCAGCTGCTAAAGTAGTTGAGTGAGCAAGACCGTCTAACTCAAAGTAGTATTCGTATCCAGCTGATTTTTTGTAACTTAACACGTCGATTAGAGCAATTGGATCAGTTCCGCTTATTCCATTATCTACAGTGTATAGTGTTTTACTACCATCAGTTGTATTAAGCTCACCAAATCCGTGACCTACTAAATCAATACGCTGTTGTGCAATAGGTTCAGTTGAACTACCGCTATTAAACGTAGAGCTAGTTAAGTCAATTAAGTCTACTTTTTTGTAGTCAATTGCACAAAATACGTTAGAGCTACTGAATTTTCTATTAAACAGTGTATCTAATGATGCAGTTGATCCAGCCAAATCCTTAAAGTCAGGAATGATTGCTCCAATTGTACGATTAACTACAACAACATCTCTTAGTGATAAAAAGTCGTCCAGTTTAGAAAGA